TATAAATCAGGCTGCTTATACCATTATGGGATCCGAACTCCGTGATTCCTTTATGGTATTTGCTAGTAAATTGAAAGGATTCTTTGAATTCTTTTCAAATTTACGGCGCTGCTCTATGATTTCGGATCCTCCACTTGACTTTGTAGGAACTCCTTATACCTTTTCTAAGTTGGTTTTACCACTTGGAAAATTAGGGTTAAAGGATGAACCTGCTGGAAAAGTGAGGGTTTTTGCGATGGTTGATTGTTGAACACAATGACTTCTCTTCCCTCTCCATACTGTTCTTCAGCAAGCATTGCGGAAAATTTCCGAGGATGCTACTTTTGATCAGATTGGAGTGATGGAGAAGAAATTAGATAGTCTATCTCGGAAATATAAGAAAGGAAAGGCCTTTAGTTTTGACCTGTCATCTGCAACTGACCGTTTACCGGTCGGATTGCAAGTGAGTGTACTTACTCCATTATTGGGGTTGTACGAGGCCAAAGCTTGAGCTTCCATTCTTATTGACCGAGATTACCAACTCCCTGTTCGAGCTGAACGGGATACTGGTATGTCATCCATTAGGTATATGGTTGGTCAGCCTATGGGAGCTTACTCATCTTGAGTTATGCTTGCTGTTACTCATCATGTAATTATACAGTGAGCAGCTTGAGTTGTTGGTAAGATCCCTTACACTAGATGGCTTTCTGACTACGTAGTTCTTCGTGATGATGTTGTGATATTTGATCCGCTAGTTGCGGGCTGTTATCACCATATCATGACTAAGATCTTAGGAGTCTCTATTGGCCTTGCAAAATCTATTAAATCCCATTGTGGGTTTATTTTAGAATTTGCTAAGAAGTTCTGGATTGATGGAAAACGATGCTTTGTAGTTCCTTTACGGGACTGCATTGTGTCTAATCTCTCAACAGATACTCTTATGGAGTTTATGAATAAACACCAAATGCCATTAAATGACTACCTTAGATTACGTGGTCTAGGATATCGGTCTCGCTCTAAGTATCGAGCCGATCTCTGAAATATGCCAACTAGGTTGCGGGTGTACATGGTGGTCTGAGCTTATTACACCAAGCCATTTATGGATTGGGTAACAATGAAAAGTATACACTCAAACTTTCCCATCAGTGTGAAGGGAATGTACGAGTTTATTGAGACTCTTAATGAGCTCCGTAAAGAGTTAATTCTTCGATTAGAACGACGGAAACATCCGGTCGCTTCTGATTTTGAGAAATTATCTCTGTATCCTTTTTACCGCTCAACTAAGGTACTGGATGAAATGACTAAGGTGATCGAGTATAACCAACTCTTATCCCGGATGCGTTTCAAAGGTATTCCTGATTTAACTCTATATGACCGAGATGCTCTTAGAATTCTCATTTGAGAAATTCTAGGAGATATCGAGATGTTAGAGGAAAAGATGGAATCTTTACCTGATAATTCATGAATCCGCTGATCCCGTGTAGAGGATAGGCCTTTTAATACAATATCTGATCTTTATCGTAAATGATCAAGATTAAATAATTGTTTTAAGAGACACTATCGTACAGCAGAATGAGAAGACGTTTCATTACCAGTTACCGAAGATAATGGTTTACCCGATGGGTATTCTATATTTGTTGCCCCATATATGTCTGAGGACTTCTTCACTTGTAGGTTTGTGCCTACTTCGTATCGAAGATCTTGAACATTATTAAGTTACATCTATAGTTTACTCGTCGGTGGAGTGGTTATGTGACTCGTGTTGGACTGATTATCCAATCGAATCAACCTTCCATCACTTTACCACGAGGTGATAGAAGGCGGTGCATCTACAGATGATGCGCCTACCCCTCCTTCAGGCCTGCATGAAGTGTGATGAGCATTTCTCTTAGGATTCTTCGGTACCCTAATTCTTCTATTACTGGTGGGATTGGTTTTCCCCCCAGATGAAGTATTGGGTATCCTTAGTCTCGGTAAAGAGATGCTTATCTACAAATATGAGCCCGTTCCGGATATCACATATCCTGATTATGGACCAACATTTAAGTTCCCGTCTTTACAGGAACTTATTGATTGAGACAAATCAAGATCTGTGATTCCACAAGGAGCGTCCCCTCAGATTGCTCATGGGTGATCTGAGCCCTGACCCTATAATGCAGACTGACCTGACCAGTTTAGGTAACCTCTATAACAGTTATAATCTATTGTTATAAAGATTTGGAGTAGTTTTAGGCTTGTAGTTAAATGAGCTGAATTATTGCTTCAGCCCCCACTCTAATAGGTTTATACCTATAAGGAGATGAGAAGCGACATTAATTTAGCTGCAAGTTCTAGACCTAATTCTAGATCCAAATTTTAAAACCGGAACTGACCG